CTGCTTCCACTATTTCCATTAGTGCTTCCATTGTTGTCTATTTGTCCTTCCGACGACGTATTGGACCCTTGTCCAGATGATTCGCCACCTTGACTAGAGTTATTGCTAGAAGACCCAGTAGTATTATTACTTCCATTACTACGGGATTTATTATTCGAGCTTCCATTTTTACCTGTCGTTCCTGTTGTTCCTGAGGATGTTGTACTTCCTACTGAAGCACTAGATCCTATTGATGATGTCGAAGATAAGTCTAAACTAGATAAAGAGTTTAGATTCATCACACTATTTACTAGAGAAGTTACCGTAGTAGTAGAGGTCGTAGTTGTAGTTGTTGAAAATACTCCCTCACTAGGTTTGGCATTTTTGAAGTTTATGTAGGTAAAGTTTAACCAGTTGTCAAAAGTACCATCCTGTAGTTCTGTGTAACTAAAACTTTTTACTTGTCCGTAGTAACTTATTACTATGGGTGAGTTCATATCTGCACTTATGAACTTCAATTGTTTTGTACACGGGTCTGTGTACGAGTATGTGAAGGACTGAGCTTTTACACTCAGTCCTATACACATCAATAAGATTAATATGTTAACTCTTAAAGACACCGTTCTTGATAAGGTTTTCAATCACTTTAGTTGTAGCAGTTTCTAGTGATTTACGTGTAGCCTTACCTACGACTTAAGAAAAGATTCTCCAGTTTTAGTGGACTCTCCTTCTCCTGAGCCAATAAAGATTTGTCCTGTTTTTGCATCCACAAAACGAACTTGTAAACGGATAAAGGTAGTAACAACTACTTTAGCTTTAGCTGCTTCTACAGTTTCATCCTCATCTACGGCAAAGTCAGCAACAGTCACATACACAAAGTATTGTGCTGCTTTAATCTTTCCTTTCCCATCAATGGGTTCTTCAAAGACTCCTTTTTTAGAAGCCTTAAACTGGGTTACCATCCTTTCCTTGATTTCTCCCTTCTCTTCAGTAAATACAAAACGATTTGTCTCATCTAAATAATCTAATACGGATTCTGCAAAACCTAAACCTACGTTCTTCTCTTGTAAGTCTGGGTACATAGCCAATACTTTGGTCATGTCCATACTGATAACTTGCACGGTTCTCTTGATAGAGTCCGTGTAGTTAGAGACAGTAGAGATGTCTGCTTTCTCAATAACCTCATCCTCGGTTGTGGTCTTCATAGAACCACAACCATAGACAAGGATTACAATTAGTAAACTACCAAGGATCTTCTTCATCTGCTTGGGGTTTAGCGGCAGGAGCTGGAGCTGGAGCAGGAGCTGCTGCTGGTACTGCTTTCTCTTTAATAATTACAGTGTTGCCACCGCCATTATTTTGTTGCTTCTGCTGATTCTCATTACTGTTAGTAATGTTGATTACGGGTGCGGGTGCAGCTGTAGCTGCTGAAGCTGCAGGCTCATCTCCACCACCTAAAGTAGTAGCAAACCAAGCACCACCTGCAGTTACTGCGGTAGTGATGGCTCCGATGATTGCCTTTTTAACTCCAGACATTCCGCCTTCTTCTTGTTCTTCTGACATAATATTATGGATTAATTTTTTTACAGTTTTTATTGTGCCATCTTGAAATTGCAGCAGGTTGCGCCATAAAACCACAAACTTGACATGGTATTTTTGCTTTGGGATATTTATAATTTTCTGTGTTTTCCCTAGGCTTACGCATCTTCTCGATAGCTTCAGGACTATGCTTAACTCCTCGTATTGTATTTGCAAGTTTATCTTTTGATTCTTGCGTCCATACCCTACCTGGTTTTCCTTTCTTATCTAAACTAATTTGGAATTGCCGTATCTTCTCTCGTGTTTCTGGTTTTACAATTACACCAGTACCTCCATCACCTCCATCAGTTTGATTTGCTAAAAAACCCTGAGACTTATCTTTTCTTCCATATAACTTAATAAACTCCTTTTCTTTGGCACAAGCTTCTTCCCAACTCAAGTCATTCATAATGATATCTACTCTGTAACTTGTTTTGGCTACAATATTATGCCAGTATTCATTACGATGTTCTTTTGCCTTGGATCTTCTGAAGTTTCCTCCATCATCATCAACACCTATCCCTATATAAAAAGGAATATTTTTATCAAGTCTAATATGTCGGTAAAGATAAGCCACGTGTAAATTTACTTATTAATCTTCTTTTTTACTGTACTTAGCAGCTAAAATTTCTGGGGTATCATCTTCCTCATCCACCTTTGCTATCAACATTTTGTCACGGTCTTCAGAGTTAAACCAGTAATCTACTACCTTATTCAAGTTACCTACAAAGGCACCTAAAAGAATAAGTAATAGTTCTTTCCAATCTTCTCCGATAGATGCTCCAAAAAATACGGCAGAGTTAATGCCTACAATAATTAAAGTAAACAAGCCTAACACAATGGCAGTAATCTTCCAACGGTTAGCTTGCATTTGTTGTAGCATGTAGTAAAAACGATTGTTATCTGCTACTGCTACGGGTTCTGCTTGGCCAAAACCAAGTTTGTCTTTGAGGCTCATAGTTTTATATAATTAATAGTTTCGAATCTAGTATGTCTTTGTTGGTTTTCAAAGTTAAGATGTATGTGCCGTTAGATAGTCTTTCTAAGCTAGGAGTATAGGTGTAGGAACCTTTGGGCATCTTTGTGTCTAAGATGGTTTGTATTAACTGCCCTACCTCATTATATAATGAAAGATTAACATTACTCTCTTCTTCTACTTTGAACTGAATCTGGACGTAGTCGGTAGTAGGATTAGGAAATACTAACAAAGACGAGATGTCTTTCATAGCAACTATGCCTTTACGTCTTACTTCTATAATACCCATAGCAGGAGTGATGACCATATCTTTTGCTTTGTCGTCTCCTACGTACTTCTCTGATGTCCAGATTGCTGCGGTAGCCCAAGAGTCTTGAGGTTTCTTAGCAACAAACTGTAGTGTAAAAGCAAGTTCTCCGTCTACAAGCAAGTTAGAGTTGGTTAAGTCTGCACCGCCCCAAGACAATAAACCGTTAGAAGGATTTAAGTAAGAAGTCCACTTCATTATTTTATCAGTTACTTCTACGTTCTTAAACTCTAAGTAAGCTGTGTCATACTTAAGGTCTAACTGAAGAGCACCCAATGACTTGCCGTTAGTTAAAACTTTTACAGGCACGTTTACTAAGTTACCTGCATCTACGGTTACTTTAGGCATGTTGATTTCTACTACGTCTAAAGTAGGGTCATCGTAACTTACTGTTTTGTCAATGATGTACTTTTTGGCGTTAGCTTGGTTGACAATTTTGATAGGAGTCAAACGAGCCATCTTAAATCCAGTAGAGTTTGCGTCTCCTTTTACTGCTACGTAGTAAGTAATAGAATCTTTGCCATCTATAGAGTAGTCAAAGTTATTAATGGTAGAGTAGGTAGAGGTAAGGTTGGTGGAAGAGCCGTTAATAGAATTATACTGAGCAACTGTGAAGAACATTACATCCTTTTTAGAATTAGGCCAGCTAGAGAATCTACCTGCCAATCTTCCATAAACTGAGTATACGTCAGCAATAGTAATATCTCCGTTGGTGTTGTTTACATCCATTGTGTAATAGTCAAATCCTGTAGGAGTGTATTGAGCTAAGATAGATTGGTTAATCTTCTGTGCATCTGCAGTAGAGAATACGTTACCTGGAGTCATTGTGTCTCCTTTAACTACCATACGTACATCCCAGTAAGTAGTGTCTAAGAATTTACGAAACACAACATGACCTAATGAGTTAGTTGCTTTGGCTTCTACTTGAGTCCAAGATCCTGAAGGAGCTTTCTTTTCTAAAGAAACCCACAAGTTCTTAGCATCAGAACCTGTTACGTTTTTAAACTTAGCAGCAAATCTTAAGACCTTTTGATTGAAACGACCACCATAAGAGTAAACTACCAATGTAGTATCGTTACCCCAGTTAGTGGCAGCTTTGTTTGCAAATGATTTAACACCTGCAACTTTCAAAGTCTTAATAGAATCTAAGTTGTTCCAAACTGCACTAGCTGCGTGAGTAAACGTAAGGTCAAAAGTAGCACCATTAGAATAGTTAAAGCTAGCACTAGAACCTGTGTAAGCTAGAGTTACAGTTAAGAATCCTTGTGCGTTACTGTCTACGTACTGAAGATACTGGTCTGAAGTAGAAATCTTTAAGGAAGGAACCACACCTGTAAACGCAGTGTTGTCATAGAATACTCTGTACTGCATACCTGTAATCTTTTCAGATGTAGATGTGTTATAGAAATGTAAAGGTGCTACTGTCTGTCCGACAGTAGTGGTAGCAACCTGATAGCCAGAGTCAATTACAACCCAATGACCAGTTCCAGGAGAAGTGTTTGCACTTTGTGCAAAGAGGCTAGTAGTAAGGCACAACACCCCGACTACAAACAGAATTAGTTTTTTCATTTTTTGTATTTTTCCAATTTGTCATAAATGTTTGCCAGTAACCAAGGCTCGGGGGTTGGAATGTTTTTTGCGAAGGAGAGTTCGTACAAGTAGCATCTAAATTCTTCTTCCGATTCACTCAAGTCACTATCTTGCATTGCATACATAAGATGTTGACTTTCATGAACTAAGACACAGGCTAAGTTATTGATTGAGTTTAACTTAACATCTGCATCCGCTACTAGTATGGTATAGTCTCCGTCAACTATACCTGTGGAAGAAAAAGAACTTTTCCAAAAATCAACTCGCTGACAAACTTCTTTAAAGACAACGTACTTAGGATAGTCGTACTTTTTAATTATCTGTATCGCACTGTCAATTTTTGTATCCCAGCCATCTCCTGCCTTTGAGATTGTTTGGCAAAAGCAGGAGTTGACCAAGAATAAGAGACTGATAGTCCCCAATCGTTTCATTTATTTTTTGGCGGCTTTCTTAGCCTCACCTTTTGCTTTGTCAGCAGCAATAAAATCGCCAGACTCAATCAAAGTATAGGTAAAAGAATTACCATGGATGCCACGAGCTTGACGGACAATATCCATAAACTGGTTAAAGTCTTTCTCACGCTTGAAGACTTGGCAACCTTCGCTCCAATTTTCTACATAAGTAGAGTCAGCTCCAGCTTTGTGGATGTTGATACCATAGATACCTTCGGTAATTAACTTCTCATCGTAAGTCATATCCTTGTTAGCATCGCGGTAAACCTTTACGGGTTTGGCTTGCTTTAATGCTTCGTATTTACCTTGGTGAAGACCGATACCGTGACTACCACGATATTGTCCAGGTACTAAGCGAGCCACACCTTGTGCGTTGTGATACTCTTTAACACCTTTTGTTCCAGGGTCTGTAGTAGCTTGCCATTGGTGGAATACCCACTTACCTGCTACTTTGTAAGCAACAGTCATAGTGTCATCAAATAAGTTGGTAACATCATTTCCAGTAGAAGAGTTACGCACGCCTATGATATTTACATCATAGTCTTTGGCGCCATCAAAGTAAACATAGCCCTTGGCTTTTACTGCGGCTTCAATTTGTTCTCTAGTGTAGTTCATAGTTATTAAGAATCAGTAGGTTCGTTAGATTGAGATGCTTCAGGCTTCTTCATAATTTTCTCAACCGAGGTCAAACCCAAGCAACCAAACGCAAGCAATGCAACTGCATCTACCAATGGGGTTGAAGGAGCAAAGTGAGCTTCAGTAAAAGAGTTGGCGTACAAGGTAGCGCACAAAGTCAATGTGCAAAATAAGCCGCACAAACGTTTCATGGAGACATTGCCCTTCTCATCTTTGAAAAGACCTCCAATAAAGTTTACAAATTTCATAAGTATAGTTTTTTGTCTACGGACAAAAATAAACTTATGAAAAAATAAGTCAAGTACTTTTTTTAATCTAGTCTTAAGAAAGCTTCTAACTGCTCTCCTGTTGTTTGAGGAGTAGCTACATTTTTAAGTCTCATTCCTATGCTGTCGGCTGTAGTTATGTTTGATACTAAGTAATCCCACACGGAAGCTGCTGTAAGTACTGCGTTACCAGAAGTATTATCTACAGGTATTCCAAAGGTTACTTGGTTTGCGACAGGCATACGTAGAGTTCCTGTTAGAGTTCCTAAAGCATATACAATTCCAAACCTTACATCAGAGGTTGCTAGGTTACTTACTAGAGTTGCAGGAGATACTAATCGAGTTGCTGGTGCTACTGCTCCTGGACTTACTGCTCCATTGGTTGTCTCGTCTCTAAATTCTATATATGAGCTAGTGGTAGGAATCAAATGCATTCTTACAACTAGATAAGGAAAGAATCCGTAGTTAGAGCAAATAAAAGGGCCTGTACATAAATTAATTGCAGAAGCATTTGAGGAATTTACTCCTGCTGACCCGTTCGATATAATAGAACCAGTGACTTTAACATAACTTGCAGTCCCTGTTGAAATACCAAAACCAATACCATTACCTATACAAGAACCTGTTACATTTAATGTTGCAATAGAATTAATAACAATAGCGGATTGATTAGTTGTACCACTTCCAATTAGACTACCAGTTACATTTATATTACCATTTCCATTTATAAAAATACAATTACCTGTTTGTCCTCCTGTGGCAAACCCTACATCACCTGTAATATTTAATGTATAATTAGTAGCTGTTACGGAGATTACACCTCTCGCAGTACCATCTGAAATTTGTCTAATATTACCTGTAAAATTAAACGTACACGCAGCAGTAATACTAATTGGAGCTGGGGAACCACCTGCATAAAAATTTCCTGTGTAATTAACAATACCAGTATTTATTATGCTAAGTAGAACAACGTCTTTTAGTCTATTATTGCCGACATAATTTAAATTAATATTTACAGTACCTGTAGAATTTACAGTTAATAAAGTTACAGTACCGTAGGTATTTTCATTGTAAGTAGTAGTACAAGTAACAGTGATGTTGTTTCCTGTTATTAAAAACCCACCACCTGCTACTGCTGCTGTGGTTCCTAAGTATTCATAAAATTGAACAGTATCAACTCTGTTATTGTTGGTAGTATGGAAAAAAAATAATCTGTATTTAATATAAGATGTTGAATTTCCAATTAACGGGCTGGTATAAACCCCTGTACTTGCTCCTGTAACTGAATGTAAAACAATCCAATTACTTCCATTCCATGCTTCAAAATTCCAAGCAGATTTAATACTATCTCCTTGGAAATAATATTGATTAACAGCTTTAGGACTTGTAAATTCATAGGAAACCCAACCGTCCAAATTAAATCGCCACTCTCCACTACCAAAAGCTTTCCAACCTTCAAAGCCAACAAGAAAAGAAGATTGATCTACAATACCAAGCGTTTTTAACTCTTCTTCCTATACTATTTAAGGTATTGATGGAAGTTAGTGGGACAGCCCATATAGCGTTAGGGTCAAGGACTGCTGTTCCTACTGTGTTGTCTACAGGTACGTTATTAGCTACATTAGAGGGAGATGGTACTATCATTGTTCCTGTTTGAGAACCTGCAGCATAACTTGTTCCTTGTCTTACGTTTGCAGGAATGGGAGAGTCTGCTATTGTATCAGGACTTACTAGTCTTGTAGCGGGAGCAGAGGCAGCGGGAGGTAAAGCTCCATTTGTACTGTTATCTCTAAACTCAAAATAAGAACCCATTGTTCTTCTATAGTGCATACGAGATACATAAAGAGGTTGACCTCCTGTAGGAGACGATATAAATGGACCTGTTAAAATATTAATAGCTGAGGCATTAAGTGATATAAAAACCTGTGATGTAGAAGTTGTTACGCTTGAACTTATAGTTCCAATATGATTTACATAAGAAGCTACGTTAGAATAAAAAGCAGGATGACTTTGTGTACCTTCTAAGGTAATATTTCCTGTAATATTACAAGTACAAACAGCTGCTAACAAAATTCCATAACCAGGTTGTCCAGGATTATACCCACCATAAACATTACCTGTAACATTTAAAGTTCCTGTACTAGCCATATTAATTCCTCCTGCTCTATTAGCTCCACTAGGATAAAGATTCCCTACAACAGTAATAGTATTATTTAAACCAGAAGCTGAAATAGCATAGGCATCATTATCTCCTCCTCCAAACAAATTACCTACTACATTA